TTTAAGGCCTTCGCCTTGTTGTGTTACAGAAGTGAGGATAAAGAAAGCATCTGGATCAGTTAGATAATGATTAACTGTGTAACCGCCGGAAAGAACACCTGTGTTCTTAACTGCGTTCAGGTCATTATCAGCTGTTCCTGGTCTTCCCTGTGAGTTTAAAATCCTGTCAGCCACAAAAACCAGTTCACTTGGAACAATAAGTTTGTCTGCCTGGACAGAGATTGTTAAACCACGATCATCGGTGAAGTCACTGATGTCGATTAGGGCATCTTCAAGGCTCGTCTCATTGAGATCCGCCATTGATGTAGCTCTGTTCGCAGCTGTGCCACCGCCCGCTAGGACGTGCGCAGTGTTAATCAGAGATAAGCCATCGCCGCCTGTGTAAGACGAGGAAAATGCGTTATTCAATACATCTGCACCCTTGACTTCTTTGGTGTTAGCCATCGATTTCGCTAGTGCTTTTGTATATCTTTTACCCAAAGAGTCGTAAAGATTATCCTCTACAGCCTCTTCTGTTAAAGCAAATGCAAGCGCGATTGTTTCGTGCGTGTATCTGCTTGTATAACTTTCAGTAGCCTGGTCGAAATCAACCGAACCACCTTCCGTTTTTGTAGGAGCGCCGCCGAAGCCTGTGATTAAAACTTCTTCCTCGAAAGCTCTTTGAGAGTCTTCGACTGAGAAGATTTCAGCGTATTCGTTTGTATACTCATCGTATGACAAACCAAATAAACTGTTCAGACCTGGTTCTAGCTCCTTTGCTAATTGTGCTCTTGAAATAGCCATTAGTTATCTCCTGATTAAGCTAGACCGGCAGCCTTCACACCAAACACATGATTCTGTATAACAGCATACACATTGGTGTTGGAAGAGCCTACGTCTTGGTTATTGGGATCCTGAGAAATGTCAATCACTTTCAGGGGTAAAGTTGCAGTTGTTGCACCTGTAGATACATCAACCTCGTCTCCAGAAATACCAGTTTTGGTAGACCCAGAGTTAGTTTTGATAGTATCAAAGTTGCCCAGCAAATCTGCAACAGGGAAAGCTTCGTCCGCTTGAATTTCAAAAACGACCATGGGGTCGTCAATGACATTAGCAATGATGTCAGAAGCAGCTGTACTTGCTGGATAATAGTTTTTAAAAACCTGTTCGCCTGTGGTTGGGTCTGTATATGAACAGCCGTTAAATACCCCAATCAATGGAACGGTTCCACCAACAGCGTGTATTTCTATACCGCCGCCGGTAACTTGCATAACCAAGTCGCCTTGGTAAATCGCAGTTCCATAAGATGAAGCAATTCTATAACGTGACTGCCCGCCATTATACGGGGCCCCACCAATCATTTTTACAGGTTTTAGTCCAAAAGAAGCGTCTTTATTCGCCATTTTAGTCTCCTATATGTTATTGGTTAAGTGCATTTCTGCACCGGTTATTTTTTGCCGAAGGATACTCTTGAATCCCTTTGGGGATTATACTTAACATATCGACCATCTTTTTGGGTTTCATTAAACATTGTATTGTCTAACGCCCCCACAGCATCACGAGATACGCCTTCGTAGTAATCGTGTCGCTCTTTAACAGTCTCATTAGGTATTTTGGCAAGAAGTAACCCATCATTATAAACGATCCCAGCATGTCGGCTATGTTCATCCGCTGTCGGTAATTCCCAATCACTAGGAAGATCGGTCCCTCTTACGAGTTCCCATCCTTCTCTTAAACGCCTACTGACGTTTGCGCGATCTTCTTTTCCCAACATTGACTCCCTAATCCAACGGTATGTATACCCTGGAGGAGCCGGCGGTGTTTCTAACCTTCTTACGGGTCGCCATGGTTTTCTACGAGTTTCTTTATCGTGCGTCTCGGAATCACGAGAATTTCTATCTGCTACTTTTTTTTCTTCAGTCATTATATTGCCTCCCTAGATGCAATTCGTTGCTTTTCAGCTGCCACGCGCTTCAACCAAGCGTCTTCGCTCATGTTGTGCGGTTTTAGCCCTCTAAGGCGCTCTACTTCTGACTTAGAAAACGTAACGCCATTTTTTTTGCCTTGTGTTTTTTGACGACCACTGCCTACAGTGGCGGAAGCAACTCTTTGCACAGAGGGTTTAGCTTCGCTTTGCGCGTCTTTACTGTCAACATTTGCGTTCTGCAAATGTGGGTAAACTTTATAAACTCGGTTATTTAGCTCATCATAATATTCATCAGAATCTGGCTCATGGCCTTCATTGATAAGGTTGTAGTGTTGGAAATATGCGTACTGGGTAGCTTCTAGGTTACCCTGGTCCTCGGCATCTCCATACCATTTATTTTTTTCATACCAACTCAGAGCTTCCGACGTTGGTTCTACAATGGGCTCCTGTTGTTGTTGTATTGGCTGTTGTTGAATAGCTTGTTGATATTGAGCCTGTTCGCTCTGCTGTCTATTTTTAGCAAGCCTAACTTTTTCTTTTTGTATGCTCAGATCACTTTTTAAAGTGTCCGCCTTGCTCATTAAATCCGCATCGCCAGATTGAACCGCTTTTTTATAAAGGTCATCGGCTTGCTGTTCTTTAGCAACAATCGCGGCCTCTTGATTTTGTATAACGGTGCCGGCTTGTATTTGTGAATGATTTCTAAGAGCGTATATTTCTGCTTCACGCGACTGCGCTATTTGCTCAGCCATTTGCGCTCTTTCTTCAGCTGCCCGCGTTTTGGCGTTCAGCTTGTTAATTCTTTTGGAAACCGACTTAGTATAGGTCTCTAGTTCGTCATCAGGATTAGCCTTTGCCTCAACAACGGCGTCCTCCTCTACTTTAATTTCGATTTCTAGATCTTCTGCTTGATTATTTTCTGTCATATTAAACGCTCAGTATATCATCTGGATTTAAGATTGTGGCGATAACCTCGTCATCGTTAATAATTCGGACCTCTGCGCCATCGTCCAGTTTAAATCTAGCGCCAGAATAACGGCCAATGAGAACCCATTGTTTCTCTTCGCACCATTTCTTATCGCCATATTTGTTTTTGTCCCCGTAACATAAAGGCCCTTGTTTAACAACATAAGCAACCACGGTTGCCAAAGCTTCTTTATCGAGCGTTTCTTGCGTAAGCAAAATACCGCCCTTTGACTTTACTTTGCCGCCATAAGGAAGCACAAGCATTCGCCAGCCGGTTGGCTGTGGCATTCGGTCTAAAACAGATTGTTCTAAAAGCGTAGGATCTAAAACTCTATCGTCCTGGTCAACATACGCATCTAAAACCGTTTCTGTTTCTGCTGCTGTCGCTGCCTCCGCCATGCTATTTTTCCTTGTTAAGCTCTTTTAGTTCGCCTTCAATATAGTATAGCGCATTTAGCTCGCCTTGCAAAAATTTATAATGTTCTATACTTTCTAATGCTCCAGACATAAGTGTCTCAGAGATCTGCTTTTCGCGCTCTCTGATTAATTTCTTAATAACGTCAAAATAAGTAAGCTCTTCCATTTGTTTGGCAACGATGCCTGTATTAATTTCTAACTTTAAACTTCAAGCCTTTCGTCGCTGCACCTTTGCCTTTCATGTTGACAATTGCAGTAACGCCGTTGTTTTTACCAATCGCATTAGGATTTGGTTTATCAAACGACTTGTTACTTGGCACTTTTTTAATAGCCATAACGTCTCCTATTTTTTATTTTTTGAACCCTTGGGTCTGCCTTTTGGCTTCCCTTTTGCTTTAGCCGCTGGTTTTTTCGCGGGCGCCTTTTTCTTTTTGGGCGCTGCTTTTGGTTTTGCAGCCGGTTCTTCAGCTACTACCGACTCTTCAGCTACAGTATTATTTCCGGCCTCAATTCTAGCCATTTTTTTAGCTATTCTTGCCATGTTTGCTGCGTGTGACTTGGCTTCTTCAGCCTCTTTAGCTTCACGAGCTTCCACTTCCGCTTCGCGGTCCAGTTTCTTTTGCGCTCTTAGCGCCGCAATTTCATCAACCCTATCACTATTCATATTTACACTCCTGGACCTAGCTTCTCATTTTTTGTTCCAATTCTAGCAGCTTCAGGTCCGCTTGCTGCTTCAATCTTTGAATTGACACATCCAGTTTATCATCAGCAACATCTTTTTGTACATTTATACGCTGACGCTGGATTTCATTCTCTAACAATTTTTCTTGGCTTCGCTGACCTTGTTTCATTTCAAACTGGGTCTGTTCTTGATCCATTTGCTTATCTTTAAGGTCTAATTCTTGTTGGCGTATCGCCACCAGCGGATCGTCTGCACCGCCCTGGCCAATAGATTGTAAAAACTCTTGTGTCAGCTGAGCCAATATTGGAGCAGCAAACTGATCATTTATCATTTGTATTTCTGTTGCAGCTGCTTGCGCCTGGTCTGGTGGCAGCTGTTGCATTTGTTCTTGAACCCCTTGGATGCGTTCTTTAACTTCCTCTGGTATTTGTTCTTGCGCAAGTTGAGAAGCCATAAACTGCAAATGCTGCATAGAAT